TCGACATTTGTCGGTTGACCGCGCTATAAAGTTGTGACTCCTTGAAAACCTGGCTACGCCAGGAAAAATTCCAGAGTTACAACTCATTCGGCGCAGCCAATTAATACACTTGTGTGTACACTCCCCAGGCCACATGGGGATGGAAGATTCTGATTCAGTTTAGTATCTTCTTACAACTAAACAACACATCACGGTGTGTTAATCCGCTTTTTATAGACTGCCAGTGTCTGTATATCCACTATTGGGGTGGATTTGCTTCATAATACATGCGAGGCAAACCAGTGTAAAAATACACCTGGTAATCCTCTGCTATGGCTGTGTATAGATCGAATACTTGCGATAAATTCGATCCACCAAAGTCCACACGTATATGAAAAGGCGATTCAAACAAGCCATTCAGAATAGGCTTGCCGGGTGTAAATCGATAACGACTGTAGTAAGGAATCTCAAATTCCAATACTCCATTGACATGAGTTAACGATATCGCCGTACCCTGTGCTCCAGCCGTAGGTTTGCTTGGTTCTACACCACTTGAGTCTATAACAACTCTCTTATGTAGTGCATTCGTGGTTGTGTACGTTGGTCTATCAATTAAAGAATCATTGTACACAAGAGAATTGCTGACTGTCGTCAGACTATCTCTTTGCACTTCAACTCGCGTTGAAGGATCCACAATACCTGCTGGAACAAGCTTGTACCGAATACCTCCTCTCCGTCCAGAATGTGCTAATGTCACCCAGTGTAACAAAATAGTATTCACATAATTGTACGGTTCGTTGGCCAATGTTCTGTCTACTCCATTTGAAAATCCCCCTCGATAAATGGGGAATAATGGACGTGTTGCCAGTATGTTCATCGGTACTGAATCAAGAACTCCTATACTGGAGTGTAAACTGTAGCGTTTAAGCAATGTTCGAAAACTTGCTATTGACTCTCCAGTAAACACTTGATTCACCAGTTCAGTGGATTGAATGCTCGGACCCACTTTGTCCGTTGTATTCTGTTGAGGCGCATTCTCCTCGTTCGTCTCCTCACCACTTTGGATTTCCATTCCAAATTGAGGAGTCATAGCCGCTGTGAAACGCATGAATTTGTCATCTGGTACAAACACTTCGAAATCTTCTCCCATCGAGACGAATACATTGATTTCGATATCATTGTTCACAGCTGAATTGGGCACCGTCAATTCATTAACAACCAACACTGCAATAACCCCATTTCCGGATTCTTTGCTTGTAAATCGACTGTTTCCATACATTGTAGTCACAGAATCCACGCCTGGATCGCTATGTGTTAACAATGTCGTATTCTGACCATTTCCTATTTCTATGGTGAAATCTTTCTTCTCTGAAATATCCACCACCTCTGAATAGTTTAGATTATACTCCGAAGTATCTGCCAAAAATTCAGGATCGTACAAAAATCGCAATCTTCCCTTATGAAAATTTGAACACACAATTTGAAATCGAAATTTCATTGTGCCTGTCCAATATCTGAAGGGCAGAGTTGCGAATGCACAAGCAGGAAAATGGTATGCAGTTACCGGTGCTCCACTTTCAGCCCACACACAAGGATCAACTCTTGAATTCCAGATTAATGTATCTGGAGCTGTACCAACCGTCCAACTGAACGTTGTAAGATACGACTCTCGTCGTGCAATCTCACGTATGTTCATTGGATCAACAGCTCCTATACCCGATATTCTGGGATCTATAGTCAACTCCTGTTTATCATCAACTGTCAACTTCTGTGCGGTATCAGGCACATTAGTAACAGCCAAAGATGACATTGGTGAGGGTCTGTAAGGATCTGGGTTCTTTGTTACTGGTGGCCTGCTATAACCAAACACCTTTGCGACCTGAGCTGTCAATCCAGCTGTCATGGATGTCGCAGATGCGAAGGGTCCTATATATGGAACATTTTCCAAAAGACCTGCTGCTTTGGCTATCTTTTTGCAGGGCCAGAAATCATACCCATTTTGTTTGCGTCATCAATTTCCTCTCCTGATTGAGGAACCATCTGGTCAGGTGAATTGGAAGTCAACACGTTAAAGGACACATCCTCGGCCCATGCGAAGATCGAAATAGTTACCTTATCCGATGCTCCATTTGCATGTTTAAGCTCGTTTAATGTCCTTACGTGTAATTTACCGAATCTGGACCACTCAGTTCCAACAATATCCAAATAGTTCTCGTAATGGAAGAAAGGCAACTTCATTGACCCTCCTGAGGAAGTTGTGGGATCCAAAAAGATGTGCGGCATCTGACTGAGTTGAACTAAATCTTCTCTAATCAAACCGCTTACACCCGACAAGGTATCCCACCTTTCCTGAGGTTGGTACGAAACTAACAATCTACCATAATGAAATCCATTTCCATTTATGACGACTTTGACGTGCATATTCGCTCTCAGCAATTTGTTACTTATACGATTTATGACACGTTTGTTTTGCCAATAACTCTCCCAAGGATCCACTGAATATGAAACTGTTATACCAGTTCCCCATTCTTCCTCACTAATTTTTATTGGTCTTGAGAAGAAGTTTTCCAACGACGCATCATCGGTGTCCTGCATACGTCTGGTTGGATCTGTTCGCCCGTCTATGTCGTACATGTAGCAATTAGCTTCATCAGCAAACATCATGTTCTGATGCTTTGCTTGACTATCACACATGCGAATGTCGACATCGTGCGTCACTCCACTTTGGACTTCCATTATCATTTCTCCTTCTCTGATTTTGATTGCATTATCCCATCCGGCAACAATACAACCCGAGGTCAAGTATGTTATGATATCCATACTGTCATTCACTTTCTTTGGCACTTTCGTGTGCTTCCGTTTGTTTTCTCGTTTCTTGGTAAACGCTAGTTAAGTATCAAGGACCGCGCTTAAATCCTTGTACTGCGTGCGGAAAGTGTGGTTGACAAAACCGATCTAAATAGATCTCCGTCCACGATATCGCGCCTCCATGTATGTGTAGTCCGCACTACTATGCTACATGTGGTAACCTGCCATATCGCCTAGCTTTTGCTTGCATCCGCATCCTGAGCCACCAGGACTGACTATTTTATAAGGGTTAGCCATGGCCCTGTTGGAGCTACCTACTCCGGGACTTCGAACACTTTGGGTTGATTGGCATATTTTTCACGCCATTCTCTCACCCTGTCGTCGAAAGTCCAATCCAGAGTTTCTACTGCGTTGGTAATTCCGCAGTCCTCTGCGACCTGCTTAAACTGAGTTCTTCGCGTCTCGTAGTCTTCGCGACCATGATTAGCATACTCCCTCAAAGCAGTATCGATGTTTTCGGCGCAAGCTTCCAACTCGCCACCTTTCCTTCCCTTAGGCCACAACAAGCAATGTAAAGACTTGAAGATCGACTTCTCCACCAATGCACCAACATGAGCTCCAATTTCTGGTATGTAAACTGACTTTCTCTTCAGAAACTCGAACTCTTCAGGCGGTAGGAAATCTGTTAACTCAGCATCTTTAGATGGCATGGTG